GTGAAACTTGAAATACTCAAAGCCTATGAAGTTTTCAGGAAAAGAAATCCGCATTTGAAAGAAACAGAAGCGAAAGAAGAATTTGTAAAGCTATTCAATTCGGGGAAGATACACGTAAGCTTTGAAGCTGTTGAATGCGGAATACATAAAATAACGGTAAAGAGCCTGTATAGATGGATAAAACTTAGAGAAGAAGGCGGGCTTGCGGCACTACTTCCGAAACACTCTGAAAAAGGCAGAAGAAAAAAGATTACAAGAGAAATAGAGCTTTTTGTTTTTGAATACATAAAGAAAACCGGAATCACGAGAGGGAAAAGGGTTTACGAAGCGATTCGCTATCACCACAGTAACGGCAAACTATCCACTCCTCCACCATCCTATCAGGCATTTATGTCATGGTATAGAGAATGGAAGAAAAGAAACGAGCTATTCATTCTCAAATACACTGACCCGGACAACTATAGGAGAAAACTTCCGTCTTATGGAAGCATCTACGCCTCATACGACCCTGAATATTACGGACAGGTTTTGATGCTTGATGCAACAAAAGCGGACGTAATGTGCAGATGGAAAGAAAAACAGCCCGATGGCTCTTACATAGAAAAAGAAAAACGCCTCAGTCTTTCCATTCTCATAGATCTTTACAGCCGCGACATAAGATTTGCACTCGGTGAAAATGAAAACGCCCTTCTCGTTGTCAACAACCTGCTTCGCAAATGGATACTTGAGGTTGGAGTTCCCGAAGTAATCGTAACTGACAACTCAAAAATCTATCGCTCTGAACACCTTGCTCAGGTCTGCGAAGCTCTCGGAATAAAACTCACCCATACAGATAGTTACGCTCCGGAACAAAAACCACACGTTGAAAGAGTTTTCGGAACGATTGCAACCCAGCTCTTTGAAGTTCTTGAAGGATATGTAGGTCATAACGTAGCAGAAAGGAAAAAAATAGAATCTCGCAAAAAGTTCAGAGACAAAATCTTCAAGAAAAAAGACTACTTCATAGAGGTCTATCTTACTCCGGAAGAATTTGAAAAGAAGCTTTCAGATTACGTAAAGAAAAGATACCGCAAGGAAAAACACAGCTTTGGTATTATAGAGCAGTTAATTCTTAATTCTCCCCGAAAACCGAAAACAATCAAAGACGAAAGAGTTCTCGATATACTGCTCTCAAAATTTGAAAGAAGAACACTCTCAAACAAAGGAATCAGGCTTCACAACAGGTATTACTTCTCAAAAGAACTCGCAGAAATCTACTACCAGCAGGGAAGTGTTCCTGTTCTCGTCAAATATGACATTTCCGACATTTCGACTATCTACGTCTTTGATGAAAAAGGCAGATACCTTTGTAAAGCGTTTGACCATCAGGAAGCAGGGAAAAGACTTGAAGAAGCAATCAAAGCCAAGAAAGTCTTCAAGAAAAAAGAGAAAGAACTTGAAAAACTGATAAAGCAAAATCAAAAACTGAGTGCCACTCCGTACGAAATAGCCACCTCAATTTACTCCTTTGAAGCAGACCACAAAGTAATACCGTTTGACAGAAGACCACAGGAAGAACTTGAGACAGAAACAGTTAGAGAAGCCAAAAAGATTGTTAAAGAAACAGAAGAGACCAGAAAGCTCATAGAAGAAACCGCAAAAGATACGTTCTTCACAAGTCCCCTGAAAAGAGCAAAAGCCCTGTTCAGGAAGATAGAAAAAGGAGAAGCCATAACAAAAGAAGATTACGCCTTTCTTAAAGCATACGTGGAATCAGAAGAATTCAGGAAATACAGCAGAATGGAAGTCTTTGGCAGGACTTTCAAAAACCTGAAAAGCATTGAAGAACTTGACATAAAACTCGCTTAAAGGAGGCTGGGATGCAGAAGAACGAAGCAAGAATCGACCTCACAAAAAGGGCGCTCAACTTCTGGCTTGACGTAGCCCTTTACGAACTCGCAAAAGAGGAGAGCAGAGAAAGCCTTGTGGAGATTGCACTGGAAACGGCAGTTTCAATCGCAATCAACAATCCACAAATCTTTGGGATGCCCCACCCCCACTCCGAAAAATCCGAAGAGGAGGTGAAGCATGCGTAAGGATAGGTTCGTAGCAACAATAGAAAACGTGGAAAACTTCCTTGAGGCAGTCTCCGTTGTCAGGGAGTCTGCCTCCCGCCGAAACCCTTCAATAGGGATTATAACAGCTCCTTTCGGAATAGGAAAGACCGAAACATGTCTATGGCTCTATACACAGAATGATGACGTTATCTATATGACGATAAAAGCCTCAATGTCAACAAGAGATTTTTTCGAAGAACTCCTGCTTGAACTTGGTGGCTCTCCAAAAGGAAATCTATACAAGATTTTTTCCGAGATTGTGAGGAAACTGAGAGAAGCGGAAGAAAAACCGTTACTCATCTTTGACGAATCTAACCGCCTTGCAGAAAAGAAAAAGATGGTTGAAATCTTAAGAGACCTGCATGACGAAGCCCACGTTCCGATCCTCTTAGTAGGTTCTCCGGAGTTTCTGCCCACTATCAGAAGATACGGAGCATTCTACAGCCGTATAGCAATAATGAAAAACCTATCTCCACTTTCGGCTTTGGACGTTAAAGAAATAGCTGACGCCTGCCTTGAAAAATGTCGCCTTGACAAAGAAGCAATCAAAATTCTGACAGCCGAAACAAAAGGAAACACAAGGCAGGTAATCATCGCTCTCGAAGCCCTCGAAAGATACGCCGTGGCAAACAATAAAGACCTCCTGACAGACGTTGATGTCAAGAAGGTATTTATCAGAAACAGGAAGACTCTTGAGGAGTGAGAGATGGGCAGGAAGAGGAAATCAGCAGAGAAAATCTGGAAGTTCATAAGAAAGATGAAAGACCCTTACACCGTTAACGACGTTTCAAGAATAACAGGAGTTCCAAGAAAAGTTGTTGACTACTACCTCTACTTTTTAACCCGTGCAGGATACATCAGGGTAATCTACAGGAACAGGTTAACCAATGAAAAAACCTTTGAGACGGTAAAAGTAACAGGAATTAAACCTGTTACTGTTGACCAGGAAAAAAGAATAGTATTTGACCACAACACAAACGAACATTTCTACATCCCGCCTCTGGCTAAAGAATCCGCAAGAGAAAAAATAAGAAAGTTCTTAAATCGGATACCCGCAGAAAAACCGTTTACTCCCGGGGAAGTTGCACAACAACTTTCAATCAACAAAGGGACAACAACCGCATATCTGAATGAACTATTCAGAAAAGGAATCCTTCAAAAACTTTCTAAAAGACCCGTTACCTACAGGAGGACTCAATGAAAGCCAGAGAAGAGATAGCAGACGTTTTAAAGCGTATGAGAACGTTTGCAATTGCGGACTTAATTAAAGAGACATACGACCTGTCAAAAGCTCAGGTCAACTGGGAATCAACAGTCAGAAGCTACGTAAGAGTTCTTGAGAAAAGAGGACACGTCAGAAAAGTAGGCAAAACCAGGAGAAACGGCAGGCTTGTAACACTCTATCAGAGCCTTGTTATGTATGCCCCTCCTGAAGAACTCAAATGGTAAGAGGTAAAAAATGAAAGTCGGGAAGGAAAAAGAAACAGTTGTAATCAGACCGGTTAGATTCACAGATCCAGATGGAGTAACCTACTTCATAACCGCCGGAGGAACAGTCTTTTTAGAGCTTGATACTCTCCAGAACCCAAAGACAAAGAAAAAAGAGAGAGAGCAGAAGAGAAAACAACGCAAAATAGCCCACTACGATTTTTACACAAAAACCCTTCGCAAACAAGAAAAAGGTTTTCATGGACTGTTCCAGAAATCTGTAGCTTTTGGTTTTCCCTGGCATCTGTGCAAGTTCCTTCACTCTGAACCCGGCTATGGATTGGAAACTCTTGAAGTTGTTTACCAGGGAAAGACCTACCGGGTAGATGCTGAAACGTTTTTCAGAGAAGGTTTCTTTCTTCACTTCAAAGCAAAAGGCATAGAACTGAGGAGATTCTTAGAGATAACCAAATGGGAGACGATTTAACACTTTTCAGGAGGTAGCCATGTTCAAAGCAACTCTGGCGAATCCAGAACAATGTCCGAATCCAGCCAAATTAGTTGAAATTGAACTCCTTCCCTGTGAAGGAGGAAAAATCCTCGGAAACGAAAAAAGACCCAATATCAAAGAATTTGTTCAATGGCTCCACAAAGCCGGAGTAAAGAAAGAAACCGAAGAAAACCTTGATGGAACTGTTGACTTCAAGTTTTACACAAGAACGTTGGGCAAAGGAGCTACCTGGAGATTAAGGAAAGTTTACAGGCTAAAACCATAACAGGAGGGTTAAGCATGTGTCATCCAAAACTTAAGACCTTTGAAGAAGTGGAAAAGAAGCTGGTAGAAATGGACTGGATTGCTTTCTGCAGGAGTTAAGTGATGTGGTATCTGGAGCTGATTGCATTGATTGCACTCTTTGTCTGGTGCTGTCTGCCGGATGAAAACGATAAGGATGAAATCAAAATGACTTCCCTCTCTGTATGGTCAAACCGCTCTTCGGAGCAGAGGCGAGGATAGAAGAAGCACCGAAAAGAAAGGAATGGAAAATGAAAATCCCTGTTTAGGAGAAGCAAGATGAACTACGTAAAGGAGTTCAAAAGGTGTAAGAACTACTGGTGGTGCTTCAAAAAGACTGTCAGGGAATACTATGAGATAACGGTCAGCGACCCTGAAGAGAGAAAGGAACTCATAGACGACCTCCTCACCTACATAATGGAATTAGGAGAGCGGACAAGAGCCTACGTTGACGATGTAGAAGTAAAGGAATTTGAGGACAGCTGGATAGGCAACATCTGCAACATCAAGGAGTTCTTAGAAAAGTTTAACGGAAAGGAGATAGTCATAAAGGCTACCGACCTTGAGGTAGAGATTGGCATCTACCCTCCCCAAGATGAAGAGGATTACTATCAGTTTGACATCCTTGACCACAACCATCCTGTAGAAGATGAGAACTACTGGAAAGAATTCGGGATAGAACATTACTATGAAGACTGCCAACCACAATGGTTTTAAAAGGAGGAAGAAGATGGAAGCGAAAGAAGTTAACTACAAAATCTGGACGGAAAAAGGTGCCAGCCCCATAGGGACCGGCGAACCGGAACAACAGGTAAACATCTTCAGCCTGGTAAATGAGTATGAACAAATAGAAGCTCAAATTCAAGAGCTGAACAGCAGAAAACAGCAAATCAGGAAGATTATCTATGGAGAACTGACCGAGCAGGAGATTGAAGAGACTTCGGTTATCACTGCAAGCGGAACAAAGTTCGTTCTGAAAATCCTGAAGGTTAAGAGAGAGACGGTTGATAAGAAACTCCTCAGAGCAGAGTTGGGAGAGAAGGCAGAGAAATTCATCACAGTTACAGAAAGCGAATACCTCTCCATCCGCCCGGCAAAGAAAAACCAAAACGAACTAAAGGAGGCAGGCAATGGAAAAGACGATGACATCCGCTTCTAATATAAAAATCCTTGTTGCTGATGATGGCACACAGTGGACAGAAGAGGAGGTGAGAGACTACCTCAAGTATCACGTATCCGCAAAGAACATTACAGAAGAGGATGTGAATGAATTCTTCCGTTACTGTAAGGCACAGAGACTCAACCCTTACGACATCCATCTCCAGAAGTATGGGGACGGAAAACCCGTCTTAGTTGTTTCAAAGTATGCCTTTCTCAAAAGAGCAGAAAAAAGCGGAAAGTTTGCAGGGTATAGAGCCGGGGTTATCGTTCAGAGGAAAGAAAAACTCATCTACAGAGAAGGGAGCGTAGTTCTTTCTGGAGAGAAGTTAGTTGGAGGTTGGGCAGAGGCATATAGGACAGATTGGAGAGTTCCGGCAAAGGTGGAAGTAAGCATTGAGGAGTACCTGAGAAAGGACAGGAACGGAAAACCGTTCTCAATGTGGAAGGAGAAGCCTGCCACGATGATCAGGAAAGTGGCTTTAGTTCAGGTTCTCAGGGAGGCATTTCCGAATGAGGTTGGCGGACTGGAAGTCGTTAGTGATAGCGTCAATGGTGACCTTGGGGGAAGAATTGAAGAAGCTGAATCAGATGAATCTGAATACACGTGGGATGAGGAAGAAAGCCAGGAACAAGAAGAAAAAGAAGGTCAAAAGAAAGATGCAGAAAGCGAGCAGAAGGAAGAACCGAAGATAACAGAGAAGCAGAGGAAGTGTCTGATGGCAGAAGCTAAGAAGTTGTGGGGAAAGGATTACATAGAGAAGTTCCATCAAGTAATCAAGACCAGGTACGGTAAAGAATCCTCAAAAGAACTGACATTCAAAGAAGCTTCCCGGCTTATAGATGAGTTTAAGAATGCCTCCGTCCATGGGAGCTAACCTCCTTCTGTTTTGCCCGCCCGGGGCGGGCTTTTTTGGAAAAAGGAGAAAGGGGAAAGAAATGGAAAAAGAAAGGCTGAAGGAAAAAGCAAAAGAACTCAGAGAAAAAGGATACTCCATAAGAGAGATATGCCAGATCTTAGGAAAGTCAATAGCCACAGTACACAGATGGGTAAATGAAGAAGGAGAAAAAGAAAAAAGAGAACCTAAACTTTTCCAATACATCAGAAAACTTGAGGAAACGGGACTCTATGAAAAATTGCTTGAACTCCTCTTTTACAAAGTGAAAGAAAAAGGACATGACAGGTATCTACCTCTTGCAAAAGTTTATCAGGCACTTGAAGTAGAACTGGAAATAGCCGGAATTTCCGTTGGCTATCACAGATTCAGGCAGATAGTAAAAGCAATAATAGTGGGAAGACTCGGGAAAAACTGGGAAGAATTCATCCATAAAAGGAAGAGCAGAGGAGCTAACACAAAAATTTCCTATGGAGCAGTTGTAAGACCCCGTGAAGTTCTTGAGGTTGACCTCACCGGATGCGAGTTTGAAGGAAAGAACTACTCGATGATCATCGGTTTTGACCTTTACACAGGATTCGTTTTTGCTCCATTCATAGTTGAGAACAAAGAAAAAGGTAAAGGAGTGAACCATTACAACAAGGCATTCAACTCAATGGAAGTTGCACTTTACCTCGTTGAAATTTTCAAAAAAGCCGGACTTCCGAAGGTGGTGAAAACGGATAACGAGGGAATCCTCAATAGTCAACTAATCAAGGATGGGCTCAAAAAGTTAGGAGTAACACTATCCAATACATATCCCAACAGACCCAACCAGAAGATAATAGAAGTTGTCATTAAAGAGCTAAAAAGCTACATGAGACTTCACAGAAGGAATGCTGAAAATATAGAAGAACTTCTCCAGCTTGCAGTTGAATCATACAACAGGAACTACCACAACTTTAAGCACCTCAGCGAAAAAGTAATCCCTGCAGAATTTTTCAAAGGATACTCAAGAAAAGCCGATGAAACACTCATAAAGACCGTATTTGTGGAAATTAAAGAAAGAACTCTCAGAGACAACCAGATTCAAATAGACAATCTCATCTACCAGCTCAACTATCCGAAGAAAAAAGAAAAGGTCATTGTCCACAGATTTCTTCACGACCTTAAAGAAGTTGCAGTCTATTCAAAAGCAACAGGTGAATTCATAGGGATTGCAAAACTCTTCTCAAAACCGCCAAAAGAGGTAGAAACCACGGTTGAATTCAGACAGGAGAAACTTCGCTCAAAGAGGATAGATAGGCAAGAGAAAAAGCTAAAAGAAAAACTTGTAAGACTTCAGCAGGAGAAAGAACCTCCAGTAACGGTTGAAGAGTTTCTCGAAGAGAGAATTGAATTTGTCATTGAGGCAATAACACCTGACATCAATACCAGAGAAGAAGGTCAGTCCAGTTACGGACTGACCCTCGAAGAATTTGAAGATTAAAGGAGGTGGAGATGCGGACACATGTCCAGAGTGCAATAGAAAAAACTGTGAAAACACTCCTTCAATTCTACCACGAAAGAGGAGAATCGCTGCACGGTGCGATCTGGAGCGACTGGATGAGTGGAAAGACGAAAGGGGCTTTGGCAGTTGCAAGAAGGAACACAACCGTAAAATACATGAAATTTCCTGAACGAAGAATAACTGACTCCCAGTTCATCTCACAGCTTGCACTTTCACTTGGAATAGGACCGAGAAGAAGTTTTGTAGAAACCCTCGACCTGATTAAAGAAACCTTAAAACACAGGGGCGTCACATTTACTGTTCTGATTGACGAGTCACAGAGGCTATTTGAAAAGAAAAAATTCCTCTCAATTTTGAAAGACATTTCGGAAGAAGTTGAACTTGACTATCCAGCTGGACTTATCTTCATTTTCCTTGGAGATAGGAACCTCGCAAGGTTCCTAACAACTGACTACCATTCAATTGTAAAGAGAATCATTGTCAGAAAATCTCTCTCTCCAATAGAGAAAGAAACTGTTGAATCCCTCCTTGAAAAACATGGATACTCCACGGAAATCTCCGATCCTCTTACAAGACTCCTTAAAAAGGAAGGAATAACCACTGGAGAACTTGACATAGCACTCCACCTTGCAAGGAAGAAAAAAGTTAAGAAGCTGACAGAAGAGGAACTGAGAATTTTCATTGAAGCTGCAACAGGAGGAATAAGATGAGAACCTCTGAAATATTTGTTCTGATAGAGGAATTGAAAGTTTTTCAGCTAAACGAAATCGTTGACAGGCTACTTGAAGAATGGGACTTTTTAGGGAGAAGTTACGTAAAAACAAAGGTTCAATCTGCTGTCTATAGCTGGCTCAGGTATGGGATTATCGTAAAAGTCAACAAAGAACCTCCAGTATTTGCACTTAAAGACTATGCCGAAAACTGGAAGGATTACTGCTCAGGAATCAAAATCTGTCCCGTTTGCGGAACAGAATTCCTTTCAAGGAGAGGAAAACAGGACAGGTATTGTTCAAGAAAATGCTATGAAAAGGCAAAGACCAGAAGGAGAAAAAAGGAAACAAGAAAGAGGGTGAAAAACTATCTTCACTCTGCAGACTTCACAGCTGTGAACAAAGGAAAAACCTGGACTCAGAGCGACATTGAAACTTTAATGAAATTGAAAGAAGAAGGGAAAAACTGCAGAGAAATAGCTATAGAACTGGGCAGAACGGTTTATTCCGTCAGGTGGAAGCTCCAGGAGTTAAAAGGAGGGAGTCATGCGAATTGATACGGTTTTGAAAAGGATCGAGCTTGCAATTGACCATCTTGAAAAAGGTGAAGTAGTAAAGGCATACAGAACACTTAAAGACATAAGAGAAGGTCTAAAGGAAACTGTAGAAAAAAAGAAAAATAAAAAAAGAGAGCCGGAAGTCAGAGAACTAATTACCTGGTATGAGAATCTGTGGAACGGAACACCGCCAGAGTTTTACAAGTTCGGTGAACCGAGAAAAGTAATAGGAAGGCACTTTAAGGATCTTATAAGGATTTACAGAAACAATAATCTTGACATTGAGGATCTAAAGCTGGAGTACGAGGCTTTTAAAGATGCCAATCCCAAGCTTATCGGCTGGAAAAAGAAACTACTTGGAAACAAGGGAATAGTTCAGTTTCGCTATGTTCTTCCCCAATGGAAAGGTATCTCTGACACAGACCAGAAAAAATGGACAACGCCCGAAAACGAAAGAGGTCTTGATTACTACACAAAACAGGTCAACGACAACGATCCAATCGAATTTTGAGGTAAGCAATGATTGTGGCAAAAAGCATCTCCGAACTTCAAAAAAGGTTTCCAGAATCAAGGATTCTTGAACAGGAAAGTTACTACTTTGTTTTTACAAAAACCGGAGTTATCAGATTTCTGAAGCCAAGAAACAAGGAAGAAATAGCTAAAAGACTTAAAGAAGGAAGGTTCCCTCAAAAATATATAGCAGCAATTATGAAAGAGAAGGAGAGGACAAAGGCTCTGGAAGCTGTCCTCTCCGCAAGAAAGGGAGTGTTTCTATCTGGAAAGGCTGGAACGGGAAAAACTTTTGCCTGTATTCTGAAAATAGCACTTCTTTTAAGGAAGTACAAGATTAACCTTCCACTCTATATTCCTCTTCAAAATCTCGGAGATGTGTTTGAGTACAAAAAGTTAATCTGGGAATATGACTCTTTTCTTCTTGACGATTTAAATCCGAATCTTGGGGAATGGGAAAGAAAACTTGTGGTGGAAACGATTTACCACTCTTATAACGAAAACAAACCCCTTTTCATAACCAGCAATGCCAGTTTCAGAATAATTGCTCACTTCCTTAAAGAAGAACCTCTTGTTTCAAGACTTCTGGAGATGTGTGAAGTTAAAACAGTTACAGGAGAAGATTTGAGAGTTAGGAGATAACCCACCGTTGCCCACCCTGTCCACCCTCCGGACGTTAACCTAAAACAAATCCACTCCCGGAGGGTGTTATGGGAAGCGAAGAAGCCAAAAAGCAAGAGCAACATACCCAGAACCAGCAAGACCAGGACACTCAAAACCAGCCACAATCACAACCTCAGCCTTCACCTGACCCTGAAAAACTCTTTCAAGAAAAGCTAAAAGAACTCGGATTCAGCTCACTTGAAGAATTGAAAGAACTCAAAGAAAAGGCAGAAAAAGCCTCGAAAAATTCCCCCGAGGATCAGAAACTTAAGGAAGAACTGACAAGACTCCAGAGCCAGCTGAAAGAACTTGAAACGGCTTACAGAACCGAAAAGGTAAGGTCATCCATCACGTCAGCCGCAGCATCTCTCGGAGTCATAGACCCTGATGTTGTATTCCTGCTTGCAAAGGAAAAGGCGGAAGTGAAAGACGGGAAAGTTCTTATAGATGGGAAACCCACCGAAGATTTCCTCAAAGAACTGAAAGAGAAGAAACCTTACCTTTTCAGAGCTTCCGACAAAGAAGGTTCTGGAGCTGGAGTAGCAAAAGAACCACCAAAAGAAAAGAGCACTGAGGAGAAACTCTCAAAACTACTTAAAGATTGAGGAGGTAAATCATGCCCGACATTTTAACTGGAACATTAACTGAACTTGAAAAGCAGGTGCAGGATGAAATCCTGCAGGGAGTCATAGAGACTATCGTCTCAACAGACCAGCTCTTCAATGTTCTACCTTACAGGAAAGTAGAAGGCAGTGGACTGAAAATCACTTGGGAAAAAGAGATTCCCGTTGCATCCTTCATAGGAAAAACCGACACCATTCCCCAGAGTGAAGGACTCAAACTTGACCAGTTCGTGGAGACTGTCAAAGTAATTGCAAGAAACATAGACATTCCAAGATTTGCAACGGAAGTTGAAGGTGCACCCATCCTTCCTTTCATTCAGGCAGAAATCAAAGCAATGAGCAGGGCTTACAGAAAGGCACTTTTTGAAGGAGATTCTTCTGCCGATCCCAACGTGTTTGATGGACTTCCAAAGCACGTTGAAAGAATAGAGTCCAAAGGACTTCAGAGGAGTATAGATACAGCAAAAAATCCCTTAAGCCTGTCAATGCTTGACGAACTGGTAACTCTGATGAAGCTCGGAGTTGATGCAATAGTAATGCATCCAAAGGCTTACATAGCCTACAAGGAAATTTTGAGACAAAAGAGCGGTGGAACTGATGCTGCAATGCTACAGCTTAAAAACTTCGGAAAGCCCGTTCTGACCTTTGACGGTATTCCGATTCTTCAGAGTGAGTTTGCTCCAATTACTACCGATTCTGACGGGAACGTCTTAACTGACATTTACGCTGTTCATTTCTCTGTTGCAGACGGTGTAACAGGGCTTTACGGCGGAAACGGCGGAGCCGGAATCCAGTATAGAAAACTGGGAGAGGTTCAGGATAAGCTTGCAGTCCGCTACCGTTTTGAATGGTTCTGCGGATTTACTGTTCTTTCCCCATACGCCGTTGCAGTTGTTAAGAACGTCAAGGTGGGATAAGATGGCAGTTGAAATAACAATAATGCAAAACTTTGACTTTACGAAAATCTCCCGCAGGCTTTTACAGCTTGCGGGAGCTACTCTATCTGTCATAGGGAATTCTTACGTTGAACAAACTGTGAAAAACATTGAAAGGAAAAATCTTTTTAAAAGTAGAACCAGAAACCTGATTCAATCAATAATTGCCATTCCTGAATCTGATACCAGGGTAGTCATCTACGGAGCCGGTAAGGATTCGTTCCTTGAATACGGAAAATTCCTTGAGTTCGGAACAAAACCCTACACGATAAGACCGAAAGAAAGAAAAGCCCTCAAGATACCTGCAGGATCAGGATTCATTTTCAGAAAAAGAGTCAATCATCCCGGAATAAGGGCAAGACACTACTTCTTCGGAGACTACGAAGAAAAGATGGAAACTGCATTTCAGTATGGAAGAACCTACTTCTTGAAAAAACTGAAAGAGGTTGCAAATGACTGAATTCATCAGCATCGAGGACTTTGAAGACAGCCCGGTTTCAGTTGACGAAAAAGCAATTGAAAGAGGAAACCTCTATGCAGAAAGAGTTCTCTCAAAGTTAGGAATCCCTTCATCACAGTTTTCCCAATTGAAAGATAACCCACACCTTAAAGAACTCGCCAGAACCTATGCCCTCTACGTTACTGTGATTGACTACTACACTGGAGACGGAAACGAAAGCGAATACAACGAAAAGGTAAAAGCCTATAAGGAGCTTCTCAAAAACATTGAAAGCTCGATAACCCTTGAATCTCTCGGAATAACAACCGGTGGGACATCGGTGGGATTTGCCTCATTTCCGATAAGGAGAGGATAATGTGGTTTGAATTTATAGAAGAACTAAAAAAGAGACTTGAAAAAGGGACAGATGCCAGCGTTTACATAGGCATCGATCGACCCAAAGACGTGAGAAGTTTTCCATTTATCTCGCTTATACCTGCTGAATTCACAGAGGAGACGGACAGAAAAGTAATGATACTTGCCGTTGCGTTCGGAGTGAAAGAGGAAGAAAAAAACCTCGATGATCCTGTACCACTTTACGAAAGAGGAGTGAACAAACTCCTTAATCTGATGAGCAAAATAGAAAAAGTCCTCTCGGAAACAAAAATCGGTCAATTTCAAATCCTTGAAGAAAAAGAAACAGTCAGAAACTTTGAAGCAAAAAGTCCCAAGTTTGTGATGGAAATGCACATAGCTGTTGCCGTTCCAAAGTTTGCTCCAGCAATGGAGGACTTTTGATGAAAAACCCAAAAGCTAAAGGTACAAGGCTTGAAAGGGAAGTTAAGAAACTTTTTGAATCTACAGGTTTTTCAACGGTCAGATCCGCTGCAAGCCTCGGTAAAGCAGACCTGTTTATAGAAGGAATAGGCTCGGTTCAGTGTAAAGCAAGGAAAACCCTTGCTATTTACAACCTCTTTGACGGTGCTGATGTTCTCATAGTAAAAGCAGATAGGAAAGAACCTCTTGTGGTTATGCCTATTTCAAAATTTCTAAACCTCCTAAAAAGAAACGGTTAGGAGAAAAGGATGGACGAACTACGGGTAGGCTTGACTATTGGACAGATAGCCGGAACGATGGGGGCGGTGTGGCTCTTTGTCAGAGGTTTTAAAGCTGAATTTGAAAAGTTCAGACAGGAACATTACCAGCAGATAGAACATATACAGGAAGGATTAAGAGAGGAGATACAGAAACTTCAGGACTCCCACACTGCAAAGATAGAGAAAATCCAAAAAGAGCACTACCGGCTGAGAGAGGAGATTGCCAGGGAATACTTGAGAAAAGAAGAATGGCTCATCAATCACAACAAGCTTGAAGCAAAAATAGAAAAGCACTTTGAAAAGATAGAGGAACTTTTGAGGGAAAAGGAGTGAGGAGATGGAAAAGTTAGAAGCACAGATAAACGGTCTGATTCTCAAGTTCTTAGACAAGATGTATCCGGATGGATTAACCGTAGAGTTTATTCAGGCTCTTCTTTATGACTGGAAAATATTCTGCACAAAAGACAACCTTTTAAAGAATAACGTTAACTATCTGCTTTCCAGAGGTCTCATAGAAGCCCACGACCTGGAAATTCCTGCTCCGCTTCACAAAGTAAAAAAGCTCAGGATTACACCTAAAGGCAAAGCTTTTCTTAACGGTGAATTTGTTGATCCAAAAATTGAATCGGAGATTTAAGATGCCGAAGAGACACAAACTTGACGAATTTCCAGAAGCAAAAAAGAGAGTGTTTGAACTCCACGGCAAAGGAAAATCCCTTGAGGAGATAGCGAAGGAGATCAGCATTGAATATCCGGTAAACGTAAGCAAGGCTTCAATCCACAGGCTTATAAAGAAGTATAGAGGACTGCTGAAAGCTCAAGAGGTTGGAATAATTGAGGATGACGTTGACCTCATGCGTCACTCCCAGAACCTCAGTATGATAGCCATCGGACTGGCATATGAAGTTGCTGCCGAGTGGCGGGAGAAGGGGACGATAACCCCGGAAAAGATTAAGACCCTCTTTGAGATGCTTTCAACAACCTCAAACGTGGCAAAAACCACAGCCCAGATAGAAAAGATAAAGACCCAGTTAATTCAGCACATCGAAAAGGTAATGGAAAAAATAACGAAAGCCGTTGAAAGAGTCATAGAGGATGAAGAAACCAGAATAAAACTTCTCATGGAAATCAGGAAGGAACTTGAAGGATGAGCTGGAAGAAACAGGGGCTTGATAAAGCTTTTCGAAAGATAGAGGAAAAACTGCCGAAATCCGACCCCAAAAAGGAAGTGCGGATTAAAATGGCAAAGGACGACTTCTGGTTCTTCTGCCGCTACTACCTTTCCCACAAGTTCTTTTCCGAACCTGCTCCCTATCAAAAAATACTCCTTGAAATTTTCAACAAAAGGGCAGTTACTCCAGAAATGGTAGATGAACTGAGAAAATGGACTGATCCGAAAGACTGGAAGTATCTAAAACCTGTCAAAGGAATCAGAGGAATCATAAACATAGAGCCTCGGGGACACGGTAAGACAACAAGGGCTGAAGCTTACCTTCTCTGGAATGCTCTTTTTGCCAAGCACAAGAACATTATGGTTATAGCGGCTTCTAAAGAAGCGGCAGAAGAGATACTTGAAAACATCAAGCTGGAAGTGGAAGAAAACGAAAGGATATACGAAGACTTCGGAGAAGTGGAAGGCTCTGTCTGGAAGAGCGACCGTATAAAGTTTAAAAACGGAGTAAATATTTCCGGGAAAGGAATAGATGGAAGACTCAGAGGTTCAAGAAAAGGAGCAGTAAGACCTGATCTGATCCTGTGCGACGACCTTCTGAAAGATGAGGCTGCTGAGAGTGCTACTTTACGAGAGAAAATTTACCGCCGTTTTAAAAGAGCTGTTCTTCCGATGTCAGATAGAGACGCTTTTTTAATTTTCACAAACACTATCCTCCATCACGACGACCTTCCTTCAAGGCTTTTAAGAGAATACGAAAAAGGAGACTTCTCTGATTGGTTTGCAGTTAAGTTTAAGGCAATCATAAAGACAGATAAAGGAGAAAAAGCACTCTGGGAAAGCTACTGGAGCTTGGACAGGCTTTATGACAAAAAAAGGAAAATCGGGAGCATAGCATTTGCCACTGAGTATCTAAATGAACCACTATCTGAAGAAGATATGGTATTCAAACCTGAATGGATTCAATACTATGAGCCATCGGAAATAACAGATAAGCTTTCAAAAGGAAAACTTGAAATAGTAATGGCGGTTGATCCTGCAACAGGAAAGCAAACAGGAGATTATTCAGCTATTGTGACAGTTGGTAAAGACAAAGAAACGGGCATTATCTATGTTCTTGATGCCTTTGGTGAAAAAATTTCAGACTTAAAACTTATAAACAAAATAATCGAGAAGTATTTGGCATTTAGACCTAAGAGGATAATCTTTGAAGAAGTTGTATTCCAGGAGATTTACAAAAACCAGGTAATGAGGGAAGCAAGCAAGAAGGGAGTTCACCTACCAGTTAAAGGAATAAAGCCAAAGATAAATAAAGAGATGCGAATTCAGAAGCTTTCTCCTCTGGTAGAAAATGGACTTATAAGATTCAAGAAAAACCAGAAACTTTTGATTGATCAACTTATAGAGTTTCCTAAAGGAGCCCACGATGACTTACCAGATGCACTTGTCTATGCCGTTGAAGCATTTGAAAAAGCACCATCATTTATCTTTAAAGGAGTGAAAATACCATGGCTGTGAACTTTGACCTTGACTACCAGTTTCTCAAAGATTCCTATACAGGAAGAGGTGGTTACCTTGATGGAAAATACCTCGTTAAATTTCCCAACGAAAGCGATGAAAAGTTCAAGAACCGCAAAGAATACACTCCTTTTTTCAACTTCTGCAAGAAAATCGTCAACTCAATAGTTGGACACGTTTTCAAAAAATCTCCTGTCAGAAAAACAGAAGATTCTCCATGGTATGAAACCTTTATGAACAATACAGATCGGCGGGGAACTTATATAGATGACAAAATGAACCAACTCCTTAAACTTACCCTTATTAACGGAGTAATTTTCACAATTGTTGATAAACCAAGAATTTCTGTAAAAACAGCATTAGAAGAAAAAGAGCTCAAAGTTTTTCCATACATTACTTTCAGAAAGCCAACACAATTACACGACTACTCAATAGATGAGTTTGGAAATCTTACATACATCGTATTTAAAGAAATCAATCCTGAAAATCCTCAGAACTTTATCTACCGTAAGTACACCGAAAATGAATGGTTTATAGCAGACGATGACCAATTTTCAAAAATAAGAGACTCTGGAGAACATAAACTTGGAGTGGTTCCTGTAATTCCTTTCTCTGTTACTCAGCTTGAGGACGACGAAATTCTTTCTACCCCCTTCATCCTTGAAATAGCAAGACTCCAGAAAGACTTTTACAATGTCGTTAGTGAATTAAGAACAATTTTGAGAGACAACACCTTTCCTATTCTTACCTTCCCTATAAAAGATGATTCTTCAATAGAAGCTCTCAGGAATCAGGGACTTTCCCTTTCCACAAACAACGGACTTCTCTATAACGCAGAAGCTGGAGCAAAACCCGAATTCATAGCTCCACCTTCTGAACCTGCAGAAGTTTACCTCTCTTACATGGAAGTCCTTATAAGACAAATCTTTAAAGAAGTGAACCTCGACTTTGCAAATTCAAAAGCCGAATCTGGACTTGCCAAACAGTACGATTACCTTGAGTTTACTACAATGCTTGTAAATTTTGCTAATGCCTTAGAAGCTTGTGAGTACAGAATCGCAGAACTTGTAGGAAAGTGGCTTAACGAAGAATTCAAAGGCTATATTGAATACTCCAAACAGTTTACAATTCTCGATGCTGAACAATTTATAAACAACGTTCTTACAGTCCTTGACAGACCTGACTTGCCGCCAATACTTCACAACGAACTCATGAAACTTACAGCAAGGTTTATTTTAAATCCATTTAAAGACGAAAAAGAACTTGATCAGATAGAAAACGCCATAGACTCAAGTGAGGACTACGAGCTGAAGCTGAGAGCTGAAGGATGGAACAGTTAGAAAGGGCAAGACAAGAAGTCCTTGCTTACCTTGAAGAAAACCTTAACCGTCTTTCAAGAGACCAGGGAAAGGTCGTAAAGGAAATAATTGCTTATCTTACTGTTAAAAACTATGTTATAGACAAAAAACTCATAAAGATGGTTCACGAAATAATAGAAGAGAACTACCGCTTCATAAAAACCTTCCTTGAAAATCTTACCCTTGAGAAACTACCTCTTCCAAGAGAAGTTGACAACAATGCCTTCAGACAAAAACTTCTTGATAGACTTTTCAACTTTCTTTACCCTGATGGGCTTAACCTTTCAGAAAGACTCTGGAAAAGAAAAGAAGAAACTAAAAAGGAGTTCCTTCAGGTTATACGCCAGCAGATTCACTTAAGAAAATCTGCCGTTCAAACCGCTTACGCTATTCAATACCACATGGAAAGAAAACTCGGAAAGAGGTTTGCTAATACCAATACCGAAAAAGATTTTGCTCAATGTCATTCTGAGGCTGCTTTGCAGCCGAAGAATCTCCAGAAGGTTATAAAAGAGATTCTTCGCTTCGCTCAGAATGACTTAAAGGAGTTTTTAAAACAGTATTGGTATAAGCTGACAAAAGAAGAAATAAAACTTATAGAAAAACTCCGCCGAAACGCTAAAGCCATGATAAAAGGAGAAATTTCAAAGAAAAAGTGGGACTCCATTCTCAAACAATACGAACGCTACATCAAACAGCGGAAAGAGACAGGAGTTCTTTATGCTCATAAAACTCTTTTGAGAGAGCTAACTAAAGCCGTAGAAGAAGCCTCAACGAAAGCAGTTGACGAAGCAGTTCACTGGTACATGTATGACAAGCAACTCTATAATCTTAAAAGAATAGCCAGAACAGAAACTGCCAGAATTCTAAATACTGCTGTAGTTGAAGCCTACAAAGATAATCCCTTTTGCATAGGTTTCCGATGGATTTTAAATCCAGCTCACAAGATAACAGACATCTGCGATAAGTATGCCAATGCTGACTTTGGGCTTGGAAAAGGAGTCTTTCCGAAAGGGAAGGAGCCAGAGTGTCCAGCTCATCCTAACTGTGGTTGTAAACTTTTTCCGGTTTTCAGGTAGTGTCCGATTTTGGACACATGTCCACCGATATTTTGAAAAAATATGGAACACCGTTCCACTTTTTTTCAAAAAGTTATTTAGCTATTGGAATACAATGGCTAAAATCTAAAATGTTATTGTAACTGTTCCACTTTTTTTTCAAAATTATTTCATCTTTTTTTGTTTTTACAAAAAAAAATAAAAAATGGCTCCCCGGGCCGGCCTCGAACCAGCGACCTGGTGGTTAACAGCCACCCGCTCTACCCGCTGAGCTACCGGGGAACCTTGCTGAGCAATAATATAAGAAGTAAGCTGACATGTGTCAAGGGGTTGTTCGAGTTCAATACATGGTGGACACCTTGATGACTTCTAATATAGTCCTCAAACTTCTCAGCGGGAGTCTCGTAATTTAAAGACTGATGGGGTCTGAGAAAGTTGTAAACTTTTAAATACTCAAAGAGTTTTTTATTCATCTCATCAGTCGTTGGCTCTGTTCCTTCTATCATCCACAGTTCACTTTCTGTCGTCTGAATAAACCTTTCTACGTGTACATTAGTCTTTGGGGACTTCAGATAACTAAAGTAGGGAAGATATCTTTCAAGTTCCTGGAAAAACCTCTTTCCGTTCCTGCTACTTTTTGTAGAATAAACTCTGGCAAGGCCTATTCTTGTGAATTTGTCTATTGCTGTAAACTGATAAAAGGTTTTTCCGCACCAGTAGAGGTATTTGACGTCTATTAGGATCGTTCCTGGTTTGTCTGCTCTTAATCCTCTTCTGGTGCGGTTCTTTTTTTCTTTCTGTTTCTTTTTTTTGTAGTTATTTTTCAGTTTCTGAGTCATTTCTATTAGTCCGTGTCTTTTGAGAATCCTGTAAACTGTGGAGGATGATACTTTTACATTTAGGTATTTTTCCAT